TCCGCCGCCGCCTCCGCCGCCGCCGCCGCCGCCGCCGCCGCCTCCGCCGCCGCCTCCGCCGCCGCCGCCGCCGCCTCCGCCGCCGCCTCCGCCGCCGCCTCCGCCGCCGCCGCCGCCGGACAACCATCATCAACCCATTTCCTCCAAATAGCATATTCTTTTGGATATTTATCTTTCCATAAATACGCAACCTGTTCTGCGGCAAATACAGCATATTTAACACATTGCGATTGCGATAGCAGATTAGTAATCAACCAGTTCGCCCAGTTAAATTCTTCCGCCTTAAATAGTTTCCTTACGACCTTCACTCCGTCGGTTTCTTTTTGGGCGATAAACCATTCTCTGCCCTCTCTGCACGCATTCTCGTCCGACAACCACTTCTCGGTGATAATCATTGTGTTTCTCCTCCTTTTTTTTCTACACATTTGTTATGGGCGTAACTGATAAACCCCACCTTAACCATATCTACCTTCCAATCGTAGTCTCCGCAAATCACGCAGAGGGTTTTCTCTTGGTTGCGATGGCGCATATCTTCTCCTTAGTAATGTTTAATATCGCAGGTACATTCCATAATCGTTAACATCCGGTGCTGAGCCAGACGCTCAAGGTTTTCGTTATGTATTGATCGCCTTACCTTCCCCGCCAAAAATGCTTCCTTTGCTTCCGGGGAATCGTTCCAATCTTTTTTGAAGTATTTCATTATTTTACCTCCTGGAATCGAGCGGAAATATTCAACTCGGTATGACTGTAATTCATATCATCGCAATATGATCCAAACTCAACTTTATTATCTATTAGTATCTGTTCGGCTTCGCGGGAGACTTCGGACATTTTCTCACACTCTCTGGATGTGTAGGTTTCGGTAGTATCTAACCGCGGGCCTATATTGATCTGTACATTAACCCAGCCGTAAGCGGTTCCCCGGCCACCCTCAACCCGGACATTCTTTACTCTATACTTGGCCGCTAATAGTTTCTTTACCAATCTATTGCGTTCTGGGGTAAGGCTATCCATTTTGCTCTCCCTTGATTTTAGCGGTAGGTTGTCTCTGGATGACATACAGTGGATAGTCTCTATCACCACTGTGCACTGTTACCTGTCCTACTCTGATCGCTCCGGCGGGAAGATTTTCTGTATCGCACGCGCTAGCCATCCAGCCAGTCAGTCCAGCGTCAAGTAAGCACTTTTCTACTATCCTGATAGCCTCAAAATATCCTACGCGAAAATAATTGTGGTACCCAACTAAAATTTTTATTGCGATAGTTTTATCTGGAGTTTTGATGTCAACTGCTTCTCCGCTATCAAATATATATTGTGTCCCCGTCTGATTGATTTTCATTTTGCTTTCCTTCCGGCTTCTCGCCATTTTATTCTACCCTATTATTAAGGTAGTAATTTCGTCCAATCCAGTAAACCGCTTCCGACTTGCTTAACCCCCCTTCTAAAATAAAATACTCCGCCGACTGCTTATCGGTGGAGTTCTCATTTTGGATTTTGCTTTTGTTTTTCATTTTGCTTTTCCTTCCGGCTTCCCGCCACCCTTATTTTCTTACAAGTATATTGTGCCATATATTTAATTGTTTGTCAATATATATTTTGGTTTATTTTTTCAGCGACGGAAAAATGTTTATTTTCTAAAGCTCCATTGGGTTGCCATCGCCTCGGCTATGCCAGTATATGTTCTTGACCTGTTTTTCCAGCGGTCTTTGCCTGGTGGTTCTTTGTGTACTCTTGGTTCTCTGCCAGAAACGATATTTGTTGGTTTTAATAATGGAAGTCCTTTAAGCCATAAACAAGTCGCTTTCGTTTCCCCGTGTCCAAACTGCCACGGTTGGATAATTTGGTCTGGTTTTCTTATCCGTGTAGAAATTATACCCACCGGATTTTCAAGAGCAATCCGTTCTATTTTAGCGTTTAATAAAACTCGGACAAATTCAAGGGCTTCTTCTTGTTCTTTTTGTTTCCTATAAAAATACCTTGCTCCGCTTACTGCCAAATGAGTACAAGGCGGAAAAGCTATCATCATATCCCACGGTTCTTTGGGCCAGGACAAAAGATCTAAAAGATTACCTCTCCAATGATTTCCAGGTATTTCAGTATTAAGCCAGTCGCAAGACATTGCATTATGCCCCTTAGCCTTAAACTCTTCCCTGACTATTCCGCTAAACTCACAGGCGATTAGTACTTTCATAAATACTCCTTATTGTTTACTTGCATATTTATCTTCACAATTAGTATCTTTACAAAATACATTAAATATCCCTCTTGCTTCATAACTACCAATTTTAAATTTATGTTTTTTACCACAATTTAAACAAGGTAACTCTATCATCTCTCGTTGACTCATATTATCTCCTCCACCTCTATTTGTTTGATCTCCCAACGCATAGCCGTGATAGCGTCCATAATAATATGGATTGTCGTTTCTCTATCCAATCCTCGCTTGCTTCTTAATTGCTGGTATTTCTCGATTATGAACTTACTTTGGTTTGGTGTCATCTCTCATCCCCCTTTATTCTAAAATCCATTACTTGCTGCTTCTGGGCCTGTTCTATTCTGGTATTTCATCTGTATCTATATCTGCTATTATTTGCTTAATCGCTGTTTCCGCATTAGCAAATTCATCCCGATCTTCTTTTATATTGCAAAATCCATAAAAATATAAATCTTGAAATATCTGCTCCACTTTTTTATATGCTTGTTCTTTATTCATATTAACTCCAGTTGTTCTTTAGTTACATTTATTCTCTTTTGTGCTATTTCTAAATAGACCGGATTATTTTCTATCCCAATAAAACTACGCCCTGTCTGTTTTGCTATTACTCCCACAGTCCCACTGCCACAATAAGGGTCGAGTATAGTTTTAGCCTCTGGAAAACACTGTAAAATATCCATAACCATCTTTTCAGGGAAAGCCCTTGTATGTTCCTTTTGCGTTCCCACTGCTGACCATTCAAAAAAATCGTGATGATTTATAGCATTGAATAATTTTGTATTTGATGATTTCGCTAACCAATACACTCTCTCGGTCATAGGATAAAATCGTATTTTATCAAAGTTTTGCGACCTATTAAACCAAACTAATTCCTGCTTAATTATCCACTTTGTTTTTAATAACCACTCATAAGGAGTAATTTGCTTTCCATCTTTTATCCTGTTTTTATGGTTATAAAATAAACTACCTTCATCTTTCACTACACGATATAATTCAGCTAAAACTTTCTGCTGTTGTAATTGATAATCCTGCTCGGGTAAATCATCGTTATAGGGATTATGCCTTATATTTCCTGTATGATGGTTATTCCCAAGATTATAAGGCGGAGAAGTCAACACCAGGTCTATCGACTTATCCTCTAACCCCCTCATCTCCTTAAGGCAATCGCCTAAAATCAGGTTAACTTCGCTCATCTCTTCCCCTCTCTATTTGTCTAACAATACGCAAATAAACATACTTGAACATATTATTGCGATAATAATCATCTCATCCATTTCTCTCCCCCCTCATTTTCATCTCCTCAAAAACTGGTATTCCAATCAAAATAGATATTCGTTAACCGCCTCTTGCTGGTAGTATCGTAATTGGTACATTAAAAACTCCTTTCTTTTAAAGTAATTTACTTGTTTTTTCTGGCTCAACTCTAATAGTGCGATAATTTATAAATGTTTTATTATCAAAAAGCACGTTGTCTATTATGTGCCAATTATACTCATCACACTCGTCTTCGTTAAAATTGCAATTATTTATAAAATTCTTTATTTTTTCTTTTAATACTTCTATTGACTGTGTGCCAATACCATAGTCTTTTTGTTCTGCTTCATTAAATCCTGGCCAATTAAAGGTGCTTTTTTTCGTTTCTATTCTAAGTTCGTTTATCTTAGTTCTTATTTCGTGCGGTAATAACCAGCAACCTTTTTTTGTTTCCATTTTTTGCAATATATCCAATTCCTCGCGATCTATTAATTCAATAACAAAGAATCGTTCGTGGTGATAATGGCTTATATACCATTGCCTTAAATGCCATTGCTTTGCCGGGTCTGGTTTCCTTCTGGGTACCTCTAAAATATCAGATAGCTTTTCCATTGTATTCTCCTCTCTCTTTCTGTAATTTATAATTAGCCGAGTGCTTTACTATGGTTTCAAGGGTCCAGGACAATCCTTTTGCCTTAAGTTCATTAGATAAATCTTCAATACAATCAACAGCTTTAATATAGTCTCCCTCAAAAAATTCCAAGAGAATTTTAGCCGGCTTGACACAACGAGCATAATGAGCTTTATCCCATATCTTATCTTCTTTAGCAAATCCCTGGATCATCTTATAACCGCAAACAACTTTTTGAAGTGGAGTATCTAATACATACGCTTTTGGCTCTGGTTCTGGCTTAATAGGATTAACTGGCTGGCCTTCGCCTTGCGATATCTCTTTTTCTTTAATTTCTTTAATTTCTTTTGTATCTACCTTTTTGGGGGATGGGCTGTTACCTTTTTGGGGTTGGTCAATTATCTTTTTGGGTAACGTTACCTTTTTTGGTAATGGCTTCCAAGTATCAAAATCCTTATTAAACTCAATAAAATTACCTTTTTGGGTATCCCCAATATTGGTAATGACTATTAAGTTCATTATCTGTAGTTTATCCAAAGCCCTTGAAATATGAGGGGTTTTCATTAAAGTGCAATCTCTAAACTGGCTTAGGCTAATATGATCTCCAGTCTTATGCCAGCCGTAGGTTTTGCGTAGTATGAAATCTAATACTTGCCTCGCCTCACCAGGTATTCTTATTTTAGCTAATGCGTCCATTATTTCATTGGCAATATCAGTATGACCGTTCTCTCTTTGCGGATTTGCCACTTAAATATTCCCCCTTAAAAAATAGAGCCCCCACAAAGACGTTTAGGCGAGATCACCTATCCTGGTGTTGGCAGGAAACTTTGCAGGGGCAATAAAAAAGACCAACCTAATAATGGTCAGTCTAAATAAATTATTCCACATATAATTTTCTCCTTGAACGTTTTAATAACCAACACGATTATCTCCTCTGTTTTTCTTACAGGCTTATTATGCCTCTAACCGCATAATTTGTCAATATTTATTTTTGAATTCCTGACGACAAATTACATATTCTGGGTAAATTCGATAAATCTTTCCAGATATTCTTGCTCAAGATTTTCTACTGCCGTGTACCGTACCGCGGACTTAATCGGAATATCCAAAGGCTCGCCTTCGCGCCAGTTCTGACCGTAGTAGTAAGTTCCGCTATTAAACCATTCGCTTTTAGTGGTTCGGTCTCCGCAACCATCAGGAATGATCACTGCCGGACAGCCGCACAGGGTAGCCTCTATTGTGAGAGATGTCATATTATCCCAAGAATAAAACACCTTTGACTTACGGAATAAGTCTGCCAGTTCCGGGCGCGTGGAAGGATAGTTATGGCTAATTTCACAGCAGTTTTTAGTCAAGTGCTTAGTCTGGGAAAAGATATTAGCAAAATTAGGCTGGAAGGAAGCGGGTTTAATTCCGGTGAAAAAGCATTGTAAGGTTCTGTCCGTAGTTCCTATCTCGTTAAATAGTTCTTTTTCAATATGATTAACAAAAAGGATTTTCTCGTTTGGTTCGGCAAAGGCCCGGGAGTAAGCAAACGTAGGAACGGCCATTCTTTTATAGCCCCAAAACTCCGGTCGGTTCAAATGCCACGAAACTACGTGTTTGGCTTTTAGGTAGTTTTGATCTATAATATCCGGATAAACAACTACTGTGTTATCAGTCACATCTCCGCAGGTATCTACCGTAAAGCCATTGGAGATTTTCGCTATAAAGCCTTTTGCTTTAAGATTTTCCGCCAGGATATAAAGGCATTTTATGCCGGCGGAGACGTGAGTATAGGGAGGCGCGGTAATAAAATAATCCCGCATTAGTTCCCGCCTTCGGTTTTGATTACAAGTTCCGGGGTTACATCAGGAATAATATTAAGATTTTTAATATCAAGCAGATAAAACTCATTGATCAATTTCATACCTGGCGGGGTTTGTAGTTTGGTTTGGAAAATTAACAACGCCGCGGTAGGTTTATCCTCAACCAGCCAGTTTCTTTTTTCCTGCTGGCCGATGATTACGGGTTCGTTTGCTTTTTGAAATCCTATCCTTAACAGATACAGTGGACGTTCCATGGTGCCTCCTTAGTTTTTCTCTTATTCCGGTTACGGTCATTCCGCACTTATCAGCAATCTCTTGCAGACTCTCGCCAAAGAGTCTACGGTATTTGCTTTTGTACTTTGGATAATTTCTTTTAATCTCACAGCCCTTACACAGCGGGGCCAGGTTCTTCTTGGTACAGTTCCAACTCTTCCCGTCTCTCAGTCCTACCTTCACCGCGGGCTTACCGCAGAGTTCGCAAGGCGGGCGAAGAGAAAGTATTTTAATAGTCAGCCGTGCTAACTTCTCCTGGTTATAACGGTGCCAGTTGCCGCCTGTCCAGCCGGGGTTATCTTTTGTTTTGTTCCAGGTTCTCATTTAATGCTCCTTAAAAAGACTTATAACCTATATTAATTAATTTGTCAATAATTATTCTTGACAATTTTTTTAATAGGTGGGATAATAATCTTGCTTGAGATGTTTGGCTTGGCCCGCTATGGCGTTGTCCCCCGGGTCAGCCAAACTTCCTAAAATGTTTTTCTTAAAAGGAGTTTCCGTGCGGGCTTCAATATATAAAATAATCACCGACCACGAGGGCGAAAGTAAAATCACTTTTCTTGTGCCACGATCAGAGTTAGCAGCCGCAATTAAACTTAATCTGCTTTTAGAAAAAGAATTAATTATCGAAGTTAAAGAAAGCAAATCTCATTCATACGAGATTAATAATGCCTAAACCCCAAACCAATTTTACCGTTCACCCTGCTCCCAGGCCGGACACCGACTTCCGCTGTCTTAAATTGACAATGCGTAAAGGACAGTATGCGATTGTGAGACTGGCGATAGCGAAGGTAATGACTGCGGAAGACGTTTCAGAGGCCCAAGCCTTGGAGTGGATTTGCGCTGAGTTTTTGGCGGGGCACTAAAAATGCAGAGCATAGAGATGTTTGATAATCAAATAGATATAGAAATATTTCTAAAGAAGTTATCGCAGGGTAATGGCAAGAGAGACATAGTGAACATTATAAAAAAGCATTATCTGGAAGGATATAGCTGGGGTGAACTCGGAGAACAATATAATACAACAAGAAACAATATAAGTGGAATAGTAAAGAGACGATTAATACGTTCAAGGCCATTAGCGGAGAGATGGTTTGGTTACAAAATTACAAAAGATATGCCAGTTTTAATAGCCGAACCAATAAAGATAAAACAAGAAAATATAAAAAAACAACCTGAAATTAAACCTCGCCGGGCATTAAGGAGGAGATAAAATGAAAACAATACAGATATTATTTGAGGGTAAAATATCAGATGAGAGGGCAGCACAAATTATGCAAGAGGAGTATTCTACTAAGATAAAAGATATCCCACTAAAAGGCAAAAATTAAATGTCCCTGTCATTATCGGATTTGAAGCCGGGCAATGCCGAATAGCCCGCGTGCCGGCGCGCCCATTTATTCATTTTATTCATTTGGAGAAGAAAAAATCAAAGTCCGCCTGCTAATAGAAACCCCGCGCACGAAAGCCAACGGACTAAATGTTCACTCGGTCTATCACGCTTACTCATACTTCCCAATGACTATGGGATTTTATATCAGCGAAAGTAAAGACCCTTACACAATATATCCCGCCTGTATTTTCTCGCCCTGTGGCTTCCCTAAAAAACATATCCGGTATTTAATTATTTACCTACCCAAACAAAAAAATCCTTAACAAATATCTTGACAGCCATACATTTGTATGGAATAAGTAAATCAGCAAAAGGTTCTTGAGTACAAGAAGGATACAGAAAATGGCAAAACATTTATTTAAACCAGGTGAAAGCGGTAATCCAGGCGGAAGGCCGAAAGTTGATCCTGAACTAAAAGCCATCCGCGAACTCGAGCGCACGGAGATGACCAAAGAATTCTCCAAGATGTTGCGGATGACCAAAAACGAGTTGATTACTATTACCGGACGCCCAGACGCTACCGTTAAAGAACTTGGCATAGCGAAGGGAATTGTGAAGTGGGTGAATTCCGGAGACTTTAAATTCGTTCAGCCATATATCGAGTACATCTTTGGCAAGCCGAAAGAGACCCACGAAATACCAGACGACACCGTGAACCTAATCTTTAGCAAGTTAGCGGAGATTATAAAATAAGAGGACTAAACCTCTTCAAAAAAGTACATCGGGACAAAACCCTTAAAAATGGAGATGAATTAAAAACTATAAGGGGTGAGAAGATGATTAAGCTAAATGGTAAAAGTGTAACTTTAGACGAAGTAGCCAGCTTTGCACGTGATAACAGTTTGGCGCATATTGAAATAAAACTTCAATCCGGGCCAATAAAAGAAGTTGGTGTTAATGGTGTTCAAATAGATGATGTTCTTGAGTTAGTAAGAAACATTATTGAAGGTTTCAACATTCAATACCCATGTAGAGAAAATTCCATAGTAATCACAAAGTTAGACGAAGCATTATTGTGGTTACTGAAAAGAAAAATGGACAGAGAAAAAAGGGGTGTTGAAGGAACATATGCGAAATAAGAGGACTAAACCATTGACCTCGACCCTTTCAGCCGGCGCGAAAAGAGAAAAGATACTCTCCCTGTCGAAACTCTTATTTAAAGACGAGTTTGGTAAGCCTCTTGTTTTATCCCCTACACAGCAAGATATATATTCAGAAATAACCTTGAAGCTACATAACAGAGTTGGGGTTATAACTCCGACGCAGTATGGCAAGTCCTTAGCTGTATCATTAGGCGTAGTTACCCGAGCTTCCACCTTACCTGAAAGTTATACGATCATCGCTCCTACCTATCCCAAAACCAGAATTATTATGTCGTATGTTATTCAGCACGTGTTTGATAACGAACTATTCTTAAGCCAGTTAAAGATTGAAGGCGGATCACTCGAGAGGTTGCGCAGAGACCGTAACAAAGACCATTTGACCTTCCGCAGAGGCGGGGAGATAAATGTCTTGACCGCGGAAGCCAGGAATAAAAAGAGAATGGGGCAGGCGCTTTTAGGCCACGGGTGCAAGAACTTAATTATAGACGACTCCGGCTTAATCGATAACTCTATCTATGCCTTTGCCAAGAGAATGGTCGGGGGTCACGATGACGGTTTTATTTTAGAGACCGGCAACCCCGTCAATAGAAATCACTTCCACAAAGCAATGACCGGCAGCAGGTATCATCATATTTGGATTGATTATCATACCGCTTTAACCGAAGGAAGATTTACGCAAGAGTTTATAGACGAAATGCGGGAAGAACGTTTCTTTGATATTCTTTACGACTGTAAATTCCCGAACGAGGGCGAAGTAGATGAAGAAGGCTGGAGAGATTTGGTTACCTGGGAGCAAATCGAGCAAGCGGTAGCCAGGGAAAAGCAACCCGGCCTTTACGTGCGGGCGGGAATGGACATCGGGGCCGGCAGGTGCTTAAACTCAATCGCTTACCGAGACGGGAACTATCTTTTTATCAGGCACACAGATAGAGAACGTGATTTAATGAAGACCGCAGAAAATGCTGTTGACGTTATCAATAAAGACAATTTGAAACCCGGACTCTTTACGATCGAAAAGGACGGTTTGGGTTTAGGTGTTTGGAATAGAGTCATTCAAATGGACTACGGGGTAGCGGGGATTAATGAAGGCTCAACAAAAGACATTCACCTGGACTTTAGTAATCAGCGCGCGCAAGACCATTGGTCACTGAGAGAGTTTATTATCAGAGACGGGAAACTGGAAAACAACCCCGAGTTGCTGGAGCAGATTAAGAACTGCCGGTACAGAGTGAACTCTACAGGTAAGATACAGATCGAACCCAAAGAGAACCTGACTTTAAGAGGCGTTCCCTCACCTGACTTGCTTGACTCCTGCACCATAACCTTTGCGGGAGATGAAACATACGTAGAAGAGAAGCACACGAATTTGCAAGAAGTGGCAGATGAATTTGATAGATCGCCCGACAGCCCAACCGCTAACCAGGATTTTGCTCTATAAGGAGAACCAATGGAACTGTTCAGTAGAATAAAAAACTTCTTCGTTGCCGACCCTCAGCCAACCGCTGAACATACCGGCCCCTTACTGGAAGAGATGGCCTCATACCGCAGTCCATTCTATCCGCAGTCTTATGAAAATCCATATAACCCAGACGCTTTAGTTAAGAAAAAAGGCGGACTTAAAATCTACGAAACCATGCGGCAGGACGATTGCATAAAGGCTGTGCTTTTCTTCAAGAAAAACTCTTTAGTCTCTCCAGGGTACAGAATCGAACCGGCCTCAGAAGACCCGCTTGATGTTGAAGTCGCGCAGTTTGTCGAGTACTGCTTTACCGAAGGCTGCCGCAAAGATTTGAAATCTTATTTAATGGACACCCTAACCGCTTGGGAGTTTGGATTCAGTATCCAGGAAATTCTCTGGGAATATTTTGAAGGCGGAGACTTCCCTGGTAAAGTAGGAATTAAAGAGTTAAAGTCAAGACCTCCGCATTCGTTCGAGTTTCAGCAAGACGCTTTCGGGAACATCCTTACCCTTCGCCAGAACCAAGACAGCGGCGCAAAAGACCTTCCACTGGAGAAGTTTATCGTTTACTCCAATAATCCCGAATTTGGCAATCCTTACGGAACCTCTGACCTCCGCGCTTGCTATCGTAGTTGGTGGTCAAAGGACAACATAATCAAGTTTTGGAACATCTTCTTAGAACGATTTGGTATGCCGACTGCAATCGGGAAGTACTCCAAGACCTCCGACAAAACCGAGAAGGCGAACCTTAAAAAGATTGTTTCTAATTTACAATCCAAAACAGGCGTGACTATTCCCGATGATATGGTGATCGAATTACTCGAAGCCACGCGCGCGGGAGCGGCTGGGTATGACACCGCTCTTAACCGGCACGACGGGTCAATGGCCAGAGCCTTGTTAGTACCCGACCTTTTAGGCGTAAGTAACGAAACCGATAGAGGGTCAAGGTCTTTAGGCGAGACTCAATTCAAGGGCTTTATTATGGCTATGAAAAGAGTTGGAGATGATCTCGAAGAAGAATTTACTGAACAATTAATTGTCCGTTTAGTGGATATGAATTACAAGGTTACGAAGTACCCCAAACTGAAATTCTACCCCTTAACCGAAGAAGATAAACGTGAAATCTTTAAGGTCTGGCTGGAACTGATCAAGGAAGGCGTAGCTAATAGACAGCCGGGTGATGAGAATTATATTCGCAAAGCTTTAAAGATGCCTGAGTTAACCGAAGAAGCCCAGGCCGCGGAAGCGGACGAGATTCAGGCTTCAAAGGAAGCCGCCGAGCAAGCTAATGCCGCTATGGCAGAGAGATTAAATAACCCTGACCCGAACCCGAAAGACAAAGGCATGGATAAGATGTCCTTCTTCAAGATGAAACGTGCTCCGAATAAATACGAAGGCAAGATGAATTTTTCTGTTATAGTCAAGAGTCTTGACTATTCAGGAAATGAAACCGTAAAAGATTTGGAAAAGATAATCGGGCAGATGAGAGACCAAGTCGTTGAAGCGGTCAAAAAGAATTACTTCAAGGACTTCAAAGGAGTGCAAGATTACAATATCAAATACTTCGGCGACTTACGTTTAGCCTTAAAGCTGGCTTTACGTAGAGTCTTTCAAGATGGCGCAAAGCACGCGCGGGGAGTGTTAAGGTCGCATAACTTCGCAGTGAAGCACGCCGGGCCCGGACTCTCCTATAATTCCGCGCTTGATTATTTTGATCAGAAGTCGTTTCACATTACAGGCATAGAAAAGACCCGTATTGAAGCCGGAGTAAAACAAATCCTTTCAGACGGCCTTAAAAATGGCTGGACAACCAAAGAAACCGTCCACGAAATTGAAAGGTATTTTGACCCTTACTTCTACACCCCTGAACTTCCCGACGCAGTAGCCGAACCGTGGAGGCTTGAGACTATTGTTAGAACCAACTTCGCGGGAGCGTACAACTACGGAATGAACGCAGTTTGGTCAGAGACGGATTCGGTGGTTGCCTACCAATGGAGTGCAATTCTCGACGATAGGACAAGCGAGTACTGTTCTGAGATGGACGGCCAGATATTCGACAAAGAAGACCCAACCTTAACTCCGCCCCCAGCCCATTTTAATGCTATCTTGCCAGGGGAACAAGTAACTATTTGGGAAAACAATGAAAAGCAAACAAGAAATATAGAAAATATATCATTAGGAGATTTTGTAGAGACCCATAAAGGAAGATATAGAAAAGTAATTGAAACTATGCAAAGAGAATGGGAAAGAGGATATTTTATCCTTGAACTTGAAGATGGACGCACGTTAAAAGTTACCGAAGACCATCCTATTCTTACTAAAAATCGTGGCTGGATAAAAATGGAAGATATTCAAATAAAAGATGATATTATGGTTGAGGAAGATTTGCAGAGAAGCGAACAGGTAGCAAAACAATGGATGGATAACCCAAAACGCCGAAAAGAACAGACTGCTTTTGCTTGGCGTAAACTTGCTTATAAAAATAAAGGTAATGCCGTTAAGACTGAATGTCCTTATTGTGGCAAAGAAGTTAGAAGAAGACCTTCGCGTATAGCCAAAGGCCGAGAAATATATTGCGATAGAAAATGTTTTAATCAAAGTGGGGCAATGAGAAATACTTTAGAAAAAAATCCGGCTTGGCTTGGTGGTAAGTCTTTTGAACCTTATACGCCTGAATTTAATCAGAGTATAAAGTTAAGAATTAAAATAAGAGATCATCATAAATGTCAATTATGCGACACACCGGAATATGAACTTGAACGGTCTCTAAGCATACACCATATTGATTATAATAAAGCAAATAGCAAAGAAAATAATTTAATCGCTCTTTGCCATGCTTGTCATATAAAAACAAATACAAAGAGAGAATACTGGTTGAATTATTTTAAGGGGGATAAAATTGAAAATAAAATCCATCAGTAAAATACCGCATGTTGGCAAAGTCTATAATTTAGCCGTTGAGCAAGATGAAAGTTATATCGTTAATAAAATAGTAGTACATAATTGCCGGAGTATTCTCGTCCCGATTTTAAGTGATGAGCAATATCAAGTATCAAGCCTTAATCCCGAGGCCCCAAACGGGATAGAAAGACAATTTGATTAAGGAGGAAGTATGATACCCGTAAAAGCACAAGGACCGGAAGATTATTCTATTTTAAACAATGGCACGGAAGAGGATAACAAACACAAGCGCAGCTTTGCCTTATGCCTGCGCCAGTTATTAACCGAACTCGAAGTCTTACCGGGCGGGCCGGAAGTAATAGCCAAGTATAAAGTATTTTTCGTCGAAGGGTCTGAAACAAGTATCAATATTGAATTTCCGGCAGACGCTCCCAAGGAGGGGTAAAATGGCAAAAGACAAAACCGTCTGTTTATCTTGCAAGAAAGAATTTGACTTTGGCGCACAGCCCGAAGTAAGCCTTGGGGTCGTTAAATGTTCCCACTGCGGTACCCCGGTCAACCAGGAAGGCGTGATGATGTCTTTAGGTATGGAGACCTTCGACGTAGAAGAAAAAGAAATCTTTAGGACAGGTTCGTTCCGGACTTCTTCTGGGAAAGTAGTTAATATAGACGATAGCATACTCGATAATATCCTAGAGGCTTTTGCCGGACTGCCGTATAAAGTACCCTTGAAATTAGGACACTCTAATGATCAAAAACTCTTGCAAAAAGACGGGTATCCGGCAGCTGGCTGGATAAAGTCTTTAAGGCGGGTAGGGAATTCATTAAAAGCGTCTTTTGCGAAAGTCCCGAAGGTCATTAAAGAGTTTATCGAAGCCGGCGCGTACCCGTTCTGTTCGATTGAACTTGCCGCTGATTATCACGATCCGGAGCAAAACAAGACCTATAAAAACTTCCTGACCGCGGTTGCCCTTTTGGGCCAAGACCTGCCCGCGGTGAGTACCTTACAGGAATGGACACAATTATATCAAGGAATGTTTTCAAATATTCCAAACACAGAAATGTTCGAGATGTTATCACAAGAGGAGGTGAACGAAATGGAAAAAGATTTAGAGAAAGCGCAAGAACAGGCTGACCAGTTCAAAGCCCAGGCTGAAACAATAGCCACGGAATTGAAGAAAGCCCAGTCCGATCTGAAAGATGCGACTGAAAAGTACTCTGCTATGGTGAAAACCAGGGGAGAAGAAATTCAAGCCGCTACCAAAACAGAAATGAAAGCGTTCATCGCGGGCAAAGTCAAAGATGGGAAAATGCTCCCAGTACAAGCCGCATACGCCGAAGTAATCCTCTGCTCAATGGGGGAAAAGCACAAGTTTTCAGTAGACGCAAAGGAAGTGGAGATGTCCCTTCCCGAAGCGTTCAAAGCTTTTGTCGAGGCCCTGCCGAAACAGGTTAATTTTTCTACTTTATCCGTAGAGGGTGAAGGAGTAAAGACACCTGATACAAAGTACGCGGGCGCAGACCCGAACGGTATTGCTCTCCACGAATTTACAATGGAGATTGTTGCAAAAGATAAAATAGACTATACGACCGCGTTAAGAAAGGCCAGTTTGGAACATCCAGAACTGACCATTCCCGCGGCAAAATAAAGAGAGGTGAAAAAGAATGGCAAATCTTGGAGGTAAGAAATATTTTTCAGCAACACCGCATACTCGTATTGCCGGAGCCGACCTTTCGGCCAAACAATATTGTTTTATGATCAACAACGGCACAACGTCCGCATCTGATAATATGGTGACCTATGGCACCGGCGCAACCAAACCCATTCTGGGGATTTTGGGTAATATGCCGAATGCCGCTGCTCTTCCTGCTTTGGTTTTTGAGGAAGGGGAGGGTTGCTTGAGATTAGGCGGGACGGTATATCCTGGTGATCTGTTGACTGCTGACTCAAGCGGGTACGGAGTAAAGTCTACCGCCGACGCAGATCAGTATGGAGCAATTGCTCTTGAATACGGCGTAAGCGGCGACCACGTGAATGTTAAAATAGTAACTGGCCAAGCGGCTGGAACACATTAATTAAAATCTGAAAAGAGGTGAAATAAAATGGGTGATAATGCAAGAGGACTTATAAATGTTAGCGTACCGCTGACTAATGTGGCGGTAAAATACTCTAACGACGCAACACGATATATAGCGGACAAAATACTGCCGATTGTGCCTGTCGGTAAAGAAGACGGGATTTACTACACCTTCGGCAAGGAGAGTTTCCGTTTGTACGATGATATTCGGGCCAATGGAGCCCCCAGCGGTCGTGTGCTGTCATACACTACCGGCACGTATTCGTACCATTGCGACACTCGCAGTTTGCACGACGTAGTCACTGAGCAAGACCGTGCCAATGCGGACTCTGTGATCTCTCCCGAAATTACCACCACTGAGGGATTGGTGGATCAGCGCCTGCTCCGTAGGGAGTATGATATCGCGGCTGCTTTGTTTAACACTACCACATTTGCCGGCTACACCGCGGCATTGAGCGGAACTGATCTCTGGGACGACTATACCAATAGCGATCCTATTGCCAAACTACGTGCGGCCAGGGAAGCGGTACGTGGTAAAATAGGCCGTCCGGCTAATCGTCTGGCAATCGGCTCAAGTGTGTTCAATATCTTGGCTCAACACCCGGATGTGCTTGACAGGATTAAGTATTCCCAGTTGGGAATCTTAACCCCGCAACTTTTAGCGGCCTTGCTGGACGTCAAGGAAGTGCTCGTTGGGGAAGGAATTTACGAAAGTACCAACCAGAAACAAACTTCAACCCTGAGCGACATTTGGGGTAAGTTTGCCCTAATGTATTACATGTCGGACGAGGGCAACCCGAACCTGAAGAAACCTTCTCTTGGTTATATCCCGCAATGGAATTTATATGGCGGTGGTCAGTACATGACCAAGAAATGGTACTCAGATGAATTGTCCGGGGACATAGTGGAAGTTACCAGTTCCTACGACATCATCGTGGCCTGTGCTTCTGCCGGTTATCTATATTCTACGGTAATCGCGTAAAAATGTACGCGCTGGTACTTACCCTGCTGGCAAGGTTTCGGGTTATCCTTTAACCAAAACCCGAACCATAAGAAATGAGGTGATTTTAAATGCAAAGTTGGAGAAAAATATTAACGATCTGTACTCTGGTTTTTATGCTGACCTTTGCCTTGACCAGTTTGGTACAGTCATCTTCTGTACACATGAGTTTGAAGGCTTGGTTGGCACAGTTGCCTACTTTAGAGACGCTTTATACCAGCACGTCAA